GATCGCCGTTCCCCCGACGCGCGACGGCATGCGCCGTGGAACCTCGTACAACTTCTTTGCCACCGACAACCCGCAGCGCGTTTTCGACCCAAAGATGCTGGACGCCGCGCGCTTTGAGCTGCAGCGCGCAGGCAGCAAGGGCGCCTTCCGCTCGATCCAGGACGACCCGCTTTTCCGCGAGTACTTCGACTACGGCGGCGACCTTGGCGAGCTGCTCGAGGATGTTTCCCCGCTGACCCTGCTCCGGTACCGCTCTGGCCAGGGCCTTGGCCGCCACGAGCTGCAGCTTGGAAACAAGCAGCTCACGCCGTCGCCCGAGTCGACCGACACCGAGTTGTTCCGGCGCATAGAAGGACCTGCGGTCGATGTGCTGCGTTCCAAGAAATTCCAAAAAGGCGGCGCAGTGCGTGCGCCCCTCAACTACATCAAGGAGTGCTCTTGTGGCCGATGATCTGAACCAGCCGTATATCGGCTACCGCTCCGCTGGCCGCCGCCGTCCTGAGCTCAACGACCGCCGCGCCTCCGCCGACGCTCCGCTGGCGCTGTTGCGCGGCGTTGCCTCTGGTGTGTTGGGCGCACCTGGCGACATCGAGTCCTTGGTGCGCATGCTGCCGGGCCTGTCCGAGCAAACCTTCCTGCCGACCAGCGAGGATGTTGAGCGCCGCCTGCCGCTGCGCAGCGTGAGCGAAACACCCATCGGCCGTGCGGCCACTGGCGCCGGTCAGATTGGCGGCGGGTTCTACACCGGGCCCGGCTCCCCGCTGCGTGCGATTGCTGGCCTGCCGTCGGCGGTGTCGCGCGCTGGGCGTGACTTTGTCATGGCCGCAGGGCAACCGGCCGTGAACGTGGTGAAACCCAAGGGTGGCAACTGGCTTGCTGGTACCGCCGAAAACGCCGTCGCTCCGTTGCGCGTCAACGACCCGGCCATGATGCAGGTGCTTCGCAACGCCGACCCGCGATTTGTAGACCAAGCAAACCTGGCCCGCGTTGGAAACGAGGGGGCCGCGATCGACAAGTGGCTTGAAACCAAGCTGGCCAAGTACATCCGCAACGAGATGGCTACGCCCGAGGACCCCGTTCGCGCACTGGCCGAGCGAGGCATCACGCACGCGCCGATCGAGGCCACGGGATACAACGTGTCGCGCGCGCGCCGTGAGGCCGGATTCCCGGAAGAGGGCATGGCCACATCACCCATGGCCAAGCTGTGGGAGGACCGGGCCGACACGTTTGTGAACGCGCTGCGCGCATCCGATTTGACGGGGCACTACCCTGATGCAGTCAAGGCCAACCCATGGTTGCTCAAGGTCCCGCCGGAAACACCCGTCTACGAGATGCTCCAAGGATCCGAGGGGCAATTCGGTGGTCTTGGCTTTGGCCACCTGGTCGACGAGCTGAAAAACGCCATCAACCCCACATCCGGTCTGCCAGAGAACCTGCGCCTGAAGTACTCCGACCTGGAGAAGGTCACTGTGCCCCAGGCGGTCGAGCGCGTGGCCAAGATCAACGAGTGGCGTGCGGCTAACAAGGCTGAGGCCGACATGGCGCGGGCGATGGGGCCCGCCACCCATGTGATTAAGGAGTACCCGGACCAAGGCTTCAAGTGGGTGGAGCTCAAAGCCCCAAAGGAAACTGGCCGCAAGATTGGCGTTGAAAAACCAGAGATGGATTTGCCCCCTGACTTTAACGAAAGAATGGGGCGCGAGGTCGCAGAAGACATGGCATTCGACGAGGGGCTCGAAGAGGGTACTCGCGAGTTCAACGACTTTGTGCGTCGGACCATGGACGACTTCAACCGAAAAAAAACGGTCGAAATGGACGAATCGGTCAAGGCCCTGGAGGATGCCCTCAAATACGAGGGCGAAACCATGGGCCACTGCGTCGGCGGCTATTGTCCTGACGTGGTCGAGGGCCGGTCCAAGATTTTCAGCCTGCGCGACAAGAAGGGCCAGCCGCACGTGACGATTGAGGTTGCCCCGCGACCACTGAAAACATGGGACGACGTTACCGCAGCTGTGGGCCCAGATGAGGCCCGAAAACTTCACAAAGAGTTTGATGAGATCGGTGGCTACAACATGGACAACACCGACGCGGCGTTTGACATGTTCATCCAAAACAAGGGCATCAAACCCGCAGAGGACATTGTCCAGATCAAAGGCAAATCGAACCGTGCGCCCAAGGAAGAGTACCTGCCTGCCGTGCAGGACTTCATCCGGTCTGGGAACTGGGGCAAGATCGGCGACGCACAAAACGCTGGCCTGAGAAAGTTCACCGATGTTTTTGGTTCCGGCGAGCTTCGGATGCTGCAAGAGGCTGGCGCCGAACTGCCCAACAGCGGCTGGCTGACCGGCGAGGATATCCAGCGGCTCCACAACATGATCACCCCGGAAGGCAAGCGACTGAAGTACGACTCGATGGGCAGAATTGTCGGCGGTGACGAGGCCAGCGGCTTCGCCATGGGCGGCCTGGTCCAGAAATACGCCGACGGCGGCCTGGTCGGCTCCAACATCTACAACAGCGACGCGATGCAGGACCCAGCGTCGGCCTACCGATTTGCAGACGGTGGCCAAGCTGGGGACGTTCGAGCCTACGCTGACGGCGGCCTGGTTGCGAATTCCCACACAGCAGACTTCGACCCGGCTAGAATCGACGCCATCGTGGGCGATCTCAACGCACTCAACGCAGGGTAAACATGGCAGACGAACTTCTGAACAACGGCACCGACGTCAACGACTCCGAGGAAGAGCAGCGCGGCGAGACCGTCACCCTGCCGACCGAGGACGAGATGGAGGTCGAGGACACCGACGACGGTGGTGCGGTCATCCGCATGAAAAACGAGCAGGATGTGGCCGACAAAAAGGCCCACTTCGCTAACATCGTCGACGAGGTCGATCGCAGCATGCTGGCCGACGCGACCAGCGACCTTCTCGACAAGATCGAGCGCGACAAGGACGCCCGCGAGAAGCGCGACAAGCTCTACGAGGAAGGCCTGCGCCGCACCGGCTTGGGCGACGATGCCCCCGGCGGCGCGCAATTCACCGGCGCCAACAAGGTCGTGCACCCGATGCTGGTCGAGGCCTGCGTCGACTTTAGCGCCCGCTTCATGAAGGAGGTGTTCCCTCCTTCTGGTCCCGTTAAGTCCAAGATTCTGGGCGAGGTTGAGCCCGAGAAGCTGGAAAAAGCCCGCCGCAAGGCCGACTTCATGAACTGGCAGACCACGCAGCAGATGCCAGAGCTGCGCGGCGAGCTTGAGCAACTGTCCACGCAGCTGCCCCTGGGCGGCGGCCAGTACCTCAAGCTCATGTGGTCGCCGCAGTGGAAGCGCCCGACCGCTGAGTTCATCCCGATCGACGACATTTACCTGCCGTTTGCGGCCACCAACTTTTACTCGGCCGAGCGCAAGACGCACGTGCAGTACGTCACCAAGTCCGAGTTCAACCGCCGCGTCAAGGCTGGCATGTACGCCGATGTGGTCATTGGCTCGCCCGATCAGATCGAGTTCAGCCGCGCCAGCGTGGCCAACGACAAGATCGAGGGCCGCGAGGACACCAGCTACAACGAGGATGGCCTGCGGACCATCTTCGAGATTTACACCCACCTGGACTTCGGTGACGGCATGGAGCCGTACATCATCAGCATCGACAAGTCCACGCGCAAGGCCCTGGCCCTGTATCGCAACTGGGAGCCCGAGGACAAGCGCCGCAAAGAACTGGACTGGATTGTCGAGTTCCCGTTTGTGCCATGGCGCGGCGCCTACCCGATTGGCCTGACGCACATGATCGGCGGCCTGTCCGGCGCGGCCACCGGCGCCTTGCGCGCTCTGCTGGACTCGGCCCACATTCAGAACATCCCGACCATGATCAAGCTCAAGGGTGGGCCTGGCGGGCAAACCATCAACGTGCAGCCGACCGAGGTGGTCGAGATCGAGGGCGGCGCCCTGGTCGACGACATTCGCAAGCTGGCCATGCCGCTGCCGTTCAATGGACCGAGCCCGACGCTGTTCCAGCTGCTTGGCTTCCTGGTGGACGCTGGCAGGGGCGTGGTGCAGACCTCGTTTGAGAAACTGTCCGACCAAAACCCCAACGCTCCGGTGGGCACGACCCTGGCCCTGATCGAGCAGGGCATGGTGGTGTTCAGCTCCATCCACTCGCGCCTGCACAACTCGATGGCGCGCGTGTTCCAGATCCTGCACCGCATTAACAGCGCCTACCTGACCGACGAGGATATCGAGGCCGAGGAATCTGGCCTGGAGATCAAGCCCGAGGACTTCGACGGC